TCAGGAACGAGTCGCACGCCCATCCACGTCATACCGCCAGTGAACCCGCAGCAGGTGCTGCTCCACCTCAATGCCGTTGAGGGCGGCCCACTGCCACGGGATACTTTTGCGGGTCTGGGTCTGCATGTACTCCAGCACAGCGCTGGCGGGCACGGCAAAGGTGCGGTTCACCTTGCCGCGGTAGTTTATCACCACATGGGCCGTCTGGCCCTTGTAGGAAGCCGCAGCAGCCATGTCGGTGATATGTTTGAGCTTATGATATTTCTGTTTGTCCCGGTCAAAGCTGCCAAAGATCTTCGTCAGCGGGATGCTGGGTGTTTCGATGGTCTTGAGTTCAAAATAGTGGTGCATGGGGTAACGGTAGACATCGAAGTCACAGATGTTGTCCACAGAGAAGCTCAAGTTTTCGTTGCCGCCGTAGTAGGTAACGGCGCTGTCCTTCAGCCGATAGCACCAGGCATCCGGCGGCATGGACTTCTTCCAGTCCGCTTCAAACTGTTTTCCGGTATTCAAACGGTTCTCCTTTCTGCGCAACTGACAGAGGGCGGCACCCGCCGTCGGGTCCGGGTAGTATTCAGGGTTCCGATACATCGGGCGCATCCTCCTTTACTGCTTCTTTTTTTATCAGCGGCCTGCGCCGCGTGGCATTCTTCAGCCAGTCATTCCCGCTGGGTTCGGTTCGGTCTACACGTTTATTCCGTCCGGCCCCGATCGGATTCGTCAGGCGGTATTCCTCGGCGGACCTGCACCCTTGCGATTCAGCTTCTGCCAGCGCCTTGCGGACATAGGCCCAGCTGTGCCCGCCCAGATCAGAACACTTCAGGATCACGGCAGATACCAGTTCTGAACCAAGCCGTTCCGCGTAGGCCATCAGCTCAGCTTTACTGGTGGCACTCAGCTTGCAGATACAGGATTCAAATTCATCCACTGCAGGATGGGTCGTCGTCCTCGTCCCGGCAGTCTCGCGCGCACGCGCAGACGACGATTGTTTTAATGGTTTCTTTGTTATATTTGTTAAGTTGTTGTCGGCAGCCTGTCGGTTGCCTGTCGCCTGACTGTCACTTTGCCTGTCAGCACCAACGAGCAAATTATAATTATTGATTGAAACAACGCTGTATTTTGGCCCGGTTCTGACTGTCACATAGCCTGTCGCCTGCAAGTGCTCCAAAGCAGTCCGAACATTCCGAATTGACAAATTCAGCTGTTTTGCCAGCTGAGATTGGCTTGTAACCAGTTCTCCGGGGTGGATGGTGATGCCCTGCCACTGCTTTTCCTGCCAGTTGGCCGTGAGCAGCAGATGAAAGAACAGGCGGGCGGTGTTGGGTTCGGTATACCATTCCCAGTCGATCAGACCGCGGGGAAATGCTACGAAGCCGCGTGTTGTGTCGATGCCCACAGCCCGACCTCCTTTCGTGTGAAATGCCCGTATAGCCGGATAGCACAGCTTGCGAGGTCAGAACGGCAGGTCGTCGGCATCATCGTTGATGAGGTCATACTCGGCAGAGGGGGCTGCTTCGGGTGCAGCAGTGCTGCGCGGTGCGTAATCCGCAAGAGCTTCACCGGGGTACATCTGCGCACCCTGAAGGTCTGCCGGGTTTGCTGCCGGTTCTGCAGGTTCCGGCGGAGGGCCGGGCTGTGCCATCAGGTCGATCATCTGCTGCAGCCAGCGGAATGTCACCAGCCCGCCGGGCTGAACATCATCCGCGTCCACATCGTAGTAGATCTTGCCGTTATATTCCCGCTCTTTCAGCTTTTGAGCAAAAACCGTGACCTGATCGCCTTTCTGCAGCATGCCATCCCACTGGTCAATGCCGTGCCAGAGGTTCACGCCCACAAAGAAGCTCTGCCATTTGCCGGATTCATCCTGTGTGCGGCTGGCTTTCAGGTCGAATTTCAGCACCCGCTTCTGCCCGGCATCCCGGAGCACCGGGTCTTTGGCGATCTCGCCGTGCAGCATGATGCCGTTCTTGGTCTGGACGATCATGCATCATCACCGCCAAACGGATCATCGGCGTTTTCCTCTGCAGAGGGTGCATTCGGGGCAGGGATCAGGGTGCCTGCCGTCTTGCGGTGACGGTGGGAGCCTGCGTAAGGATCCAGAACCGGCAGATCTTCAGGCGGCACCTCGCGGGCGGTGCTTTCAGCGTCCACACGCACCTCGCTCTCATCGTACAGAGCGCCAAAGGTAGACGGGAACGCTTCACGAAGGGCGTGCACCAGCGCTACCTTGCGGATCATGGTGGCCTTTTTGCCGTTCCAGAGGGATTTGCCGGTGTCATACTCGCTGAGCTTGACTTCCTCATAGCTGGCGCGGGTGCGGTCCTTGCGGTAGACCTTTGCCCAGCCGCCGAGAAGGGTCTCGCCGCCGTCTCCATCATAGACGATAGATCCCTCACGGTTCAGCAGCTGGCCATCTGCGGTCAGAACGATTACGCCAGCTTCAAAGCCGTCAAAGTTGGGGTTGCGCTCGGCCATCTGCATATAGCAGTTCTTGCCCAGCACGATGGTGCTGGCGGTGTCATCGTTCTTGTTGTCGTAGTGAATCAGGTAAGCCTCTTTGGTAAAGGGGTTCAGCTTGTACTGCTTGCAGGTCTCCAGAAAGATCTTGCACTCGGTGTCGGTGGCTTTGTCGCAAATAAAACGCCGTACTTCGTCAAAACTGACGACGAGGTGCTGGCCATCGGCAGCAGTGATCTCCACGGGAACGGACGGGGATGCGGCCTGCATAGCGGTGCTGCCTGCACGGTTGGCGTTCTGGACGGAACGGTTTGCCAGAGCCTGTGCATTGGAAACGGACGAAGTAGGCGCGGGTGCGCCGGAACGAGTAAATGCCATAAGTAAATACCTCCAAAATTATTTGATAGAACCATAGCGGAAACCGCGCTCTGCGGCTCCCTGCTTGAACCATGCGATATCCTCGCGGGTGAACTCTACCCAGAAACGATACTGCTTGCGGGCAGGAGCTTCCGGCTGGGCAGGTACTGCAAAGCGCTGCAGCACTTCACAGTCCAGCCGTCCGGAAGCGGTGATAAAGGCGTTGCGTTGGGCGCTCTGTTCAGCTTCCGCCTTGAGCTGACGCTCTTCCTCGGTGGGAGGGATGATTACCGGTGCGGCTGCGCGGGCACGTTCTGCGGCCTGCCTTTCTGCTTCTGCTCGGCGCAGCTTTTCCCGGTTGTCCTGCAGGCGCAGGTGTTCGGCAAGTGCGGCGTTCAGATCCAGCACACGAAGATATCCCAGCTTGCAGGCTTCAGCATCTTCGCCGCAGGTGTCCTGAATGATTTTCAACTCTTTCCGCCGGGTTTCAACATCCCGGCGCAGCTCCCGGCTGGCCTTTGTCAGATCATAGGTCTTGTTCAGCCACTGCGGCACCAGCAGGCGGTCAAAGGGGATAAGCTCCCGCAGTTCTCCGATGCAGTCGGCATAGACAGCCCGCAGCGCATCCTGCTTGTCCTGCCGCTCAGCTTCCTCCACAGCCTTGACCTGCTGGTCAATGGCACCGGAGACAGCCTTGCACTGACCCTGCATCTGCTTGGCACTCTGCAAGAACTCTTCCAACGGCTTCATGTAAAAAGCCTTGGCGCTGCGGGCGGCATCGCTGAGCTGCTTGTCCAGCTTGTTCACGGCGGCGCGGTCAGCCTTGGCATCCTTGATGGTGTCCGGGGTGTAGATGCGGCCGGTGTAGGCGGCCAGCATCTCGGTCAGATTCTGCTGCACCTCGGTCTCGTTCCACCGGATCGCGGGCAGTTCCGGGTGCTCCACCCGGACGGTCAATTCATTCGTCATTTTCGGGGTCCTCCTGTTCTGCTTCCTGTTCGCGTGGCAAAAAGTAATAGTTGTCGGGCGGCTCAAGCGGCGGGCCGTAGCCGTCCAGCGCAAGATCATACATCGGGTTCATCAGCTGCACCTCCGTCATAATCTGCGGGCTGACGGCAGAGCAGGGAAGCTTCTTCCATGATGCTGTTCAGTGCGCCGCACAGGGTCTGGAAGGTGCTCTCCAGATCTTCACCGGTCAGGCGGGAATAGCTGCCTTTGCAGGTGTCCCATGCCGAACGGAACAGGCTGGCGCAGTAGTTGGCGGTCTCAAAATCGGCCTGTGTATTGTCATTGGCGCGGGCTTGGAGTGTGGCCAGCTGTTTGCGCAGGGCAGTGTTATCCTTGGCAAGTTCAGAATTCCGGGCATCTGCAAGGCCCCAGGCCTTTTCTGCTGCCAGACGGTCCAGTTCTTCCTCATCCCACTGGTGAGCCAGAGCTTTGGCCCGCCGGTCTACCTCTTCCTCATCCACCACGGCAGCGATGGGCTGCTTTTTCAGGGCCGCATTTTCTTCTTGCAGCTTATCCGCCCGGAGCTTTGCCGCTTCGGCCACCTGCCGGGAGCTGGAAAGCTGATTCTCAGCATCCTTGGCCCGGGCTTCGGCCTTGCTCTGCATCTTCCATGCTTCCTCTTCGCGGGCCTCGGCAGAGTCGGCGCGCTCTTTCAGCTGGGCGTTCTGCTCTTTCAGGCCGCGGATGTCGGCAAGAGCGGATTCATAGCGGCTTTCTGCTTCTTCCCGCTTTTCCGCATCCTTATGGGTCTGGGCTTCGGCGCTTTTCACCAGCTCCTTGAAATAGGCATTTTCCTTGCGGGCGTTCTGAGCGGACTTTTCGGCGGAGTCGGCGCGCTCTTTTTCGGCCTTGAGCTGGGCCATGAGTTCCTGATACTCTTTGTAAGTAGTGATGTCGCCGGTAAAAACGGCCTGCTTGACTACCTCCGGGGTGCTGGGCTTGGCCGCTGCATACAGCAGCTTCAGGGGCTGAACGTCCAGAATGGACTTGCCTTCCAGCTGGATGTTGCCGAACTGTTCGGCAACTCTCACCATGTTGTCACCGGTGTCCCGGCTGATGCCGACGGTTGCACACCATTTGCCCCAGCTGCCCTGATAGTGGTTTGCGGTCAGGTCGTGAGCGTGCTTTGCGGCCATAATGCGGGCCATGTTGCCGGTGATGAAGGTCTGCGCATCCTGCAACAACAGGGCGTTTGTCTGGTCGTCTGCGCCAAAGTCAAAAGTAGGAGCGGTACTCGAGGGCACAGGCGCGTTTTCGTCTGCACTGACCGGAACACCGGGTGCGTCGGCAGCAGTCGCCAGTTCCGTCGTAGGGCTTGACCCCTCCGGCGCTGCCGGGGATGCCGCAGTTTGGCTTTCCGCAGCAGTGGCAGCATCCGAACACTGCGCGGATGGGGTAGGGTGTTCTTCCACCGGTTCAATGGGCGCGTTCTTGCAGGGCTTGGCATTTTCCAACGCGTCCAGCATTGCGCAGTCGATTTCGTACTCATCCAACGGGGCGAACTCCGCGCCGTTGGTCAGGAATGCCTGCGGAGTCAGCTTCTTGTCTGCTGCCTTGGCCCGCTCGAATTTCTGCGTCATGAGGTGGCTTTCTTTCCAAATGCTGCCGTCCCAGCGCCAGAACCGGCCACGGTAACAGGCATAAACCGTTTCGTTGGAAAGCTTGCAGCTGATGGTGTAGTCCGTCATACCCGCACCTCCGTGTCCTTGAGGCGGTCCAGCATCTCGGCCTGCACATCCTTGCTCATGGGCTGGATGTTGTTGCCCTTCCAGCCATAGCAGAGGATAGGGCCGTAGATATGCTGGCCGCGATAGATACGGTTCAGGTCTCTGCCCATGATGCCGTACACCAGCACTGCCGGGGTGCGTGGCAGGACTTTCTGCTCACAGGGGCACCGCAGCAGTGCTTCGATGCCCTGCAGCGTGTCCGGCAGGGTGGTGACTACCGGCTCTTTGCCCGGTTCAATCAAAATTCCTTTCATTTGTAAAATCCTTTCTGATGTGATATCATCAAGGGTGATGGGGCTTTCAAATTCCATCATCCCTTGCAGCTCGTCGGTGTTGGCGCACCGGCGGGCTTTTTTCGTATAGTGCGTACCGGCGGCAGGCTGTCCACCTCGCTGCGGTCGATACGTTCCCGCGCAAATGTGTACTTGTAAGTTCGATGGCTGCCGCTGAGTCCATGGCTGACGGCAGACGCAAAGCTGTTCGCGCTCTTGTAGCCCAGCCGCCGGGCACACATCTCGGACGTGCCGGATGCCAGCAGATCGCCGGTCTTTGCGTCCCAGACGGTGTACCACATGACGCGGGCAGGTTTTTCATTATGCGCCCTGTAATCCCTGCAATATTGGTTGTGGCGCTCTCTGCGGCAGGAAGCGCAAAAGCGCAGGTTGCCAGCAACATTTTCCATCACCTTGCCGCAGTCCAAACAAACGCGGGTAAAGTGCTTTCCTTTATTCATGGGTGGTGTCAGCCCGCCTTCCTGCCGCTCTTCACGGTGTTGCGGGGCTGCTGGTGCACCTTCTTGCTCCGCTTTTTCTCCTGATCGGCGGCGTAGAAGCCCAGCCGCATAAAGAAGATCGCCAGCAGGATCAGCACCATGGCCGTGATGAAGTCGGCATCCGAAACGGTGCCGCCGGTCTGGAAGCTGCCCTCCAGACCCAGGCCATACAGCAGGCCCACGGCCCCGCTGGCCACGGCCAGCCAGTACCACACGCCGGATTTAATTCTCATACAGATTTTCCTTCCTCAACAGTAGGGAAGAACAGCTCCCCGATTTCATCCTGCGGGATATCAAGCGTCTTGCAAATTTCTGCGATCTCAGTGCTTGTCCAAGGCTGCTTCCCGTTCATCCGCTTGCTCATTGTGTCAGTTCCGATGCCAATTGCATTTGCAATCTCCTGATCCCGGAACCCGCAGCTGTGGAACCGGCCCCGCAGCTTCCAGTACGGAATCTGCCGGAAGGTGCCGCAAATGGTTGATGCGTTCAACATTTTATTCCTCCTTCTTGGCGGGCAATGTGCCGATGACGGCGTTCATGATCTCGTCGAAGCCGGGAAGGCCAAAGGCGATGATGCTCAGCTGGTCGATGCGGCTGTCAAGATCGGCTTGTGCTTTGGCCACAAGGCTTTCCGCCTGCCGCAGGCTGTCGCAGATCCTGCTGTAATCGGTTTTGGCCTGCATATACCGGGCTTTGTAGTTGTCGCGGTGCTTGATGAAGTCGTTGCGCAGATTGATGACGTCGGCCAGCTCTGCTTTTGCGCTGCCCACCGCCTGAATGGCGGCGTTCAGCCGGGTGTTGGTGGCTTCCAACTGCTCAATGTGCTGCTGTGCCTGAAAGCTCTCGTAAGCGCCTGTTTTGCGGATGGCGGGCAGCACCTCGCTGGTGACCCAGCGCTTGAAAGCCTTTGCCTTGGGCATCTTGCTGGACAAAATCAGGCTGTACAGGCCGCTTTCGTTGATAAGGGCGGTCTTGGATGCGGGGGACACATTCCCATTTTGGGAATCTGTCTCCTGCGGCACATCCTTGTTTTGGGTATCTACCCTCTGTGGCAGAACCACAAGCCGCTTGTCCTCATCATCGACATGGGCAATGATGGCCTTGCCGGGATTCTTGTACCCCAGCGCCACAGCAACGTCCTTGCCGACGAGCCACGGCTGGCCGTCAAGCTCGACGGTGCGCACCTGCCCGAACTCGGGGTTGGAGAAGATCTGTAAGTCGTTCATGTGGATTTGTACCTCCTTGTATTCACTTCACTTTCGCTGTAAAATAAAAAGACGGAAAGGAGGTGAATGGAAAAATGATTTTTGAAAATTTTTTAAGAATGCATGGTCTGAATATGCAAATTGAGCGAGATGGTGAAATTATTGCAACCGTTCCAGGTTTGCCAAACCGAGAAACGGCAACGAACCGTCAGTACGTTGGATTTCGCCCAAAAACCGATATTAAAATAGACGATGTTATTATCACTCCGGTCAATGAACGGCTTTATGTAACGGAAACGCAGGCATCGTTCTTCCAAAAGCAGCAGGAAGAAATAAAAGCGTTCTATATGACCGAAGTCGAGAAAAAGCGAAAAGAAACCGAACAGCGTCAGAGTAATATTTATAATATCGGTACAGCTTACGGTTCTGTAATTGGAACAGCCAATACAGCGACCATCAACTACCAGACGAATTTTCAGGAACTGCGGGAAAGGGCAGAAGCTGAAGATGCACCGGACAAAGAGCAAGTCCAGAAGTTAGTTGATCTTGTTGAGATGATCGTAAATGACCAGATTCCTCCGCAGAAGGGATTGTTGTCCAAGTTTTCCGAAACGATGGAACGTCACTCGTGGATTACAAGTGCTGTTGCATCTGCGCTTGTATCGTGGTTGACACAACTTCCGCACTGATCTCGATGGTCAAGTTTAACAATGCTTTTCCATTGCTGGACTGAACCAACGAATAATCCTTCACGTTCTGGATAACCGTTCCGTCTATCTGGCAGCTAAAACGATTGTCCAAGTGCGACAGCTGAATCTCTTGCGCCCAGCGTTCCTCTTCCACAGGCCCGCTGGGCTTTTTGTTGTTGTCCATGTGGTTCACCTCCTTGTGTGCACCTCGTTCCTGCGGTAAAATGGGGAAAACAGGAAGGATGTGCATGATATGTGGAACAAAATAGTTGAGTGGCTGAATGTGCGGGACAATGTGACATTCTTAATCGCAGTAGCCAGCTTTGCTTTGTCGATCTGGAACTTTGCATCGGATAAGATCAAAAATCGAAAAAATCTCATCGTCGAAGTTCAAAATGTTTTCTGCATGGGACCGAGCCCTGAAAAGGAATACACAGAGGTCCTCAATATCTGCTTTATCAATAAGTCCAGAGAAGCAATTACCTTGAGCCGACTCGAACTTTCTTCTGAACTGGGTGAGTGCGCATTCGGCGAGTATCGTCTGAAGCTTCTGACAAACAGCTGGAAGCACGGGATCAAAGAATTAAGTCGGTCAGAGTGGTATTCCGATATTTTTCCGATTAAAGTTGAAGGCCTCGGATATGAGCACATGGTCTTATCTTCAACTGGGAGCACAAAACACATTGCAGAGAATGCGCCCTATAAGCTGAAAGTTTTCAGCAATAAAGGAATCATCACAAAAACTTTTACCAGTGATTTTTCCAACGCTGGAATGCTGTCACAATGCCGAGAACCAGACTCGCACACAGAAGCACTTGAGTGAGTTCGTTTTGCGTCATCTTCTTCACCTCCTTTGGATGAACTTGCAAAAGTGTAATTAAATTCCACTTTTCTTGCAAAAAAATATGGAATCACGCTGCTGCATGTCCATGCCGAGAGTATTGGCCAGAGTGTCAATTTCACTGGCCTTAAACTCGGTCTCGTTATCAATTTTCATCTGCAAAGCATACGGTGTCAGGCCCATAATTTCGGCAATGGCCTTATATTTAAGCCCGGAATCTGCAATGATGGAACGCAGCGCATTGGTGTCGGTCATGGTTGTCACCTCCCTTCAAAGTGGAATTGAATTCCACTAACCACATAATAGCACCGAGTGGAAATAAAGTCAACCTTTTTTGAGGAAAAAATAAAAAATACTTGAATATTATTCCACTCTATGATAAGATAAGAGCGAAGGTTGGTGATTTTATGGCAACTCTATACGACAGAATCAAAAGCCGCCGCACGGAGCTTGGCTTAACAGTCGAAGAACTGGCTCACAAGATGGGCTATAAAGATAAATCTTCTATAAGTAAGATTGAAAATGGTAAAGCCGATATCCCACAATCAAAAATTGCAGCATTTGCTGATGCGCTGCAGACCACCCCCGCCTACCTGATGGGCTGGGAAGAACAGCCGGAGCCCAAGAAGCCTACCATCCCCCCGGGCTTTGAGCCGATGCCAAAGATGAAGAAGATCCCGCTGATCGGAGCCATTGCCTGCGGGGAACCCATCACGGCAGAGCAGAACATTGAAAAAATGGTGGACGTGCCGGAGAACATCCGGTGCGATTTTTCCCTGACCTGCCACGGTGACAGCATGGTGGATGCCGGCATTCACGATAAAGACGTGGTGTATATCCGCATCCAGCCGGAGGTGGAGAACGGCGAGATCGCAGCGGTGCGCATTGATGGTGAAGCCACCCTCAAGCGGGTATATTACAACCCCGGCACGTTGACCCTGATGCCCGCAAACCCGGCTTATGCGCCCATGATCTACACCGGCCCCCAGCTGGAAGAGGTGCACATTGAGGGCAAGGCCGTAGGCTGGACGCACTGGGTAGGGTAATTTTGGATTATCGGAGTCATTCCAGTCTATATAGCGAAGGAGTGTTATGTATGAAGAAAACTATGAAAAAGACCGCTGCAGCACTGTGCATTGCCGCAACGCTTGTATCTGTGGCAGCGCCGGCAATGGCTGTCAGCCCAGCAGAATATATGAGCACAGCCGCTCTTGAAGAATGCAATACTGCGACGGTAGCGCAGGTGGAAAGCCTGATCAACCAAATCGGAACCGTCACGACTGCCCGCCGCCCGGCAATTGTGGCTGCTGTAAATGCTTATAACGAATTGGACGATGCAAGCAAGGCGCAGGTCAGTAACTTTGCGGTGTTGGCAGAAGCCCAGCAGGTGCTTGGACTGAAAGACGCTCTTGCAAAGCTGAAAATCAGTTATGATAAGGTCGAGGACGCAAGAAGCTATGTGTCACCCACGGAAGACCGACTGAGCAATCAAGGCAAAAGCTATATACTGCCCTTCTTTGTAAATGGCAGCACCAATGATCCGTCAATGTTTTTCATGGTTCTGTGTAGCGGCAACAAATATGTGTACTTGGACACGATTACGATTCGCGCGGGCGAGTATAAATATACCTACACGATTGATTGGACGGATGTGGATCGTGGCTATGATGGAAAGCAGTACTGGGAACTGACATCTTTTATGGGCGATGATGAAGATATCCAGTGGTTTAAGAATATTTTGAGCGCTGATGAAATCATTATCCGATACAGCGGCGATGGTGGCAGCATCGACCACACAGTCACCCCCGAAGAGCGTCAGGCGATTACGGATGTTTTGAACGCATATGATCTGTTCAAGGCAGCAAGCCCGACTGTGCGCGCAAAGGCTTTGAATAACTGATGTAAACTAAACAAAAACTCCCCCGGCGCGCCAACGCAAAGCATGATGCTTGCGGATCAGCAGCTGGAGGAGAAGGTCATTGAAGGGCTGGCGGTAGGGTGTTGCCGTGGGTTGGTGTGAAAGGATAGAGGATGGAAAATAACTTTCAGTTTTTGATATATCGCTCTGCGGAGGAAGATGTTTCGATCAATGCCGTTGTGAAGGACGAAAGCATCTGGCTGACACAGCAGGGCATGGCCGAATTGTTCGGCGTACAGAAACCTGCTATCAGTAAACATCTTAAAAATATTTTTGAAGAAGGCGAATTGGACGAAAAAGTGGTTGTTTCCAAAATGGAAACAACCACACATCACGGTGCTCTGGACGATAAGACGCAGACCAGAGAAACAAACTTCTACAACCTCGATGCCATTATCTCTGTGGGATACCGTGTCAACTCCCGCCGGGCTACGCAGTTCCGTATCTGGGCTACCGGCATTCTCAAAGAGTATATGACCAAGGGCTTTGTGCTGGATGACGAGCGCTTGAAGCAGGGCAAGGACGCTTTCGGTAAGGATTATTTCCGTGAGTTGTTGGAGCGTGTTCGATCCATCCGCGCCAGTGAGCGCCGGATCTGGCAGCAGGTGACGGATATCTTTGCAGAGTGCAGCATCGACTATGACCGCAACGCGCCGGTGACCAGGGACTTCTATGCCATGGTGCAGAACAAGTTCCACTATGCGATCACCGGCCAGACGGCGGCAGAGATCGTGTACAGCAAGGCCGACCACACCAAGGAGCACATGGGGCTAACCACATGGAAGTACGCACCAGAGGGGCGTGTGCTCAAATCGGATGTGTCCATTGCAAAAAATTACCTGTCCGAGAAGCAGATCCGGCAGCTGGAACGCACCGTTTCCGGTTACTTTGACTATATCGAGGATCTGATCGAGCGGGAAAATACCTTCACTATGGAACAGTTTGCTGCCAGCATCAACGAGTTTTTGTCCTTCCGGCGGTACGATATTTTGCCGGACAAAGGCAAGATATCTGCCCGTCAGGCAAAGCAGAAAGCGGAAGCCGAGTATGATCTATTCAACCCCACGCAAAAGATCGTGTCGGATTTTGACCGGGCGGTGAAAAATCTGAAAAACTGAGGCAGTATACAAACTTTGCGCATTGCTCAATAAAATAAATGCCGCTGCGTCACCAATGCAGCAGTTACGAAAGGAAGAAAATGGAAGAATATAATTTTCAGCTTGTTGAAAAAATCAACCAGCAAGTGCATGTTGTTCAGGTTCCTGATACCTGCTCGTTTTGGATGATCCGGACAAAGTCGGGTGCATACTACAGCGAATACATTCATAATGGGTATATCGCAATTGGCTGGAATGCAGTTCTTCAAAGTAATATCACACAAGATACAGAAGAAAAATTGCGTCAAGCAGTAGAGCTAAATTACGCTGATAAACGGCCAGGTGCCGCTATAAACAAATGCTATAGTTTTGCGAGCGAAATGCAGGCTGGCGATCTGGTTATGATTTTGGGCGATAAAAGAGTCGCCTTCGGAATAATTGGAGAATACTTTGAAAAACAGGACATTCAGGATCCAATAAAAAAAGAATTAGAGGCAGACGCCCAAATTGCTGCGGGCTTTCATAAGCAAAATAGAATTGAATGTCCTTATGTGAAGCGTCGAAAAGTTCAAATTATAAAAGAAGTCGAAGAGCTCAGACTGACACCAATGCTGGCGCGTGCAATGCTGAACCACCATAGTTTGTCCACAATCAGTGACTATGCTATTCCAGTTTTAAACACTTGTTTTGATTTGTATGTTTACAACGGAGAAACCCATGCCGTTTTTCGCGTGAATACAAAAAGAAAAATAAAAGGTCGTGATTTTGCGACATTTTTGTTATTACATAACTGAGATTTTTTCTGTTCTTAATGAAGATGAAGACATTTCAATAACAACGAATTTGAATTCTCCGGGAGACTATGTTGTTGCATTCTCTCAGGGAATGGATTTTATTCAGGAACATTGGTTTGCGTTCTTATTTATCTTTGCGGTGCTTTTTGGCGGTAGCTATGAAGTGTCAGGGCTGAAAATTGATATTCCGTCTGTTAGAGGGTTGATCAAATGGGTATGCAACCGCAAACATGATAACAGCATTAAAAGTTTGGAAGCAGAAAAGTTAAAAAAAGAAATCAGCGGAATTGATCTGGATAATGAATTAAAACGTATTCAGATTGCCAGAGAAAAGGAAGAAAGTGTTCTTCAAAAAATGCCGACAGACCAGGAATTGGAAAAGCTGCAAAAAGCAAGTCGAGCTCTTGAACTTCAAGAGCCCGACTCTAAAGTGGTTATTTTTCCTTCGTCCAATGAGGGAAATCATAGGGACGGTAGTTCTTGA